CGTTGACAGTAGGTCTTCGTTCCCGCTGGCTACAGCTTTCGCTGCTGTGATCCCGTTATCGTTCATTTTTTCTTAGCCGTCTTGGCCGAGTCTTTGAAGTCCTTGGCGCTAGGCGCTGCCTTGCTGCCGGGCTTGTTCATCTTCTCGCCAGAGCCAGCCTTGATGCGCTCTTGCTTGGCGTGGATGTTTGCGTAGAGTCCAGGTTTCGTAGCCATGTCAGCACTTCCATCGTTTGAGCGCCGCCTTGGCGCGTTCGCCGTCTTTGGCATTAGCCGCAACGGCACCCATACGGGCACAAAATGACGCCTTGCGGCCCTCATCCGCCTTGGTCTTGGGGTTGGGCGCGGGCGCTTTCAAGTTACTGCCGGTGGCTGCGTTGTACTTCTCGCGCCCTTTTTCCGTCAGCCCTGCACCCTTGCTCACAGGCAACTTCTCGCCACGCCCTACAGACAGAGAAACACTTTTTTTCATGATCCCATCCAAGATGTACTTACGCCGCTGCCCTGCGCGTTAACCCGCCGCGTAGGCTCCTTGTACTCACGGTGCGCGACAGGAAATGCAAACGTCACAGCCAGCGCGTCCGCTGCGTCGGGCGAGGCAAGGCCTCTCGATTTCATTTCTTTCTTGCTCTCTAGAAAGATTGTACCTCGCGAGTCCGGTTTCATCATAGGCGAAATCAGATCGGTTTTCAAGAACTTGTCCTTGGGTATGCTGGCCGACTTCAGCCATTCACGCATTTCACCCCACATCTGCGCCCTCATATTGCCGTACATGATCGGGTTTTTCGCCTTGTTGCCGAAGTTGACGCCTTTGATCTTGTACCGCTGCTCTTTTAGCCTGTCCACGATGCCCGCACCTAGCCCGCCTTCGTCGATGACCACCAGCGCAGGCTTGTACTCATCGATTACGTCGATCACATGACCAACCACCGTCATTGTGTCGTCGCCCTTGTACCGCTTGATCGTCACGATGTCCCTGCCCTGCCGGATAGCGATCACCGTCGAGTCAGCGCCGAACCGCGCCGGGTCTACTCCGACGATGATGGGCGCGCTCAGGTCTTTGTACTTCTCTCGCGCCATCGCCTCGTCCACCAGACTGCTGCCAATGAACTGGTCGTCGCTGGCGTTAGGGAACGACCCGTACACCTCAACGTGCGCTTGGTACGAGTCCGACCCGTACTCCGCGATGATCTGCTCGTAGACCTGTTTGTCCGTACCCTCGACCGTGCGCGCGTCTACTTGCTTGCCGTGCCAGAACTCCCGTTTGCTGTTAAAGGCTTCGTAGAAGTACCCCGTGTTGCGGCGCGGGTTGCTAAACGCCAACCAAAACCTGTTGGGCGTGTTCTCTGTGAAGAAGCCACCCGTCACAGCCCAGATCGACTCCTCGATGCCGCTGGCCTCGTCGAAGATCACCATCACGCCGTCGTAGTTGTGGACGCCTGCGTAGGCGTCAGGATTCTCTGCCGACCAGAGCCGACCCTCGACGCCCCAGTACCGCGTGCCTTTCTTTAGGTCACGCTCGACCAGTTCAGTTAGCCACTTGGCTGGCATCAGTCTGGTGGCGCTCACCTCGAACCAATGGCTGTTGAGTGACATCGCCAGCCACTTGGTGATCTCGGCCCAGGTGACACTTCTTAGCTGTGACTCGGAATTCGCTGAGATGATGGTTGTTGAGCCGATCCGCGTGGACAGCATCCAGATCGTCAGCCAACTGACTAGCGCCGACTTGCCAATACCGCGCCCTGACGCTACCGCTAGTCTTAAGGTGTCGAAGTCAACCTTGCCGCTGTTCTGCCGGATGTGCTCCTTGAGCGCCGACAGCACCTCGCGCTGCCATTTGCGCGGGCCGGTGAAGTGTTCTAGTGGTGTGCCAGCTTTTCCCCACGGGAATACCAGCATTACAAACGCCAGCGGGTCATTCTTTATAGCTGGCGTCCACAGCCTCGCCATTAACGCCTGTTCGTCCGTCGCTGAATATATCGTCGTCTGCAATTATTTCTCCCATGTTGATTACGCGTTGCTCTGCTTCTTGAAGCGCGGCGGTAATCGAAATAACCTGATTGACTTCGATCTGTTGCTTGGCGACCCACCCGTGCTGATGCTTCAGTATCTCCAGAGCCATCTTAGCGTCGCCTGACATCGCTGCGGTGTGCAGCACATCCGACAGTTCTCGCTCGGCGTCGGCGCGGCCTTTCTGCGCGGCCAGGTTGACCAACGGGTCTAGCTGGGCGATTTGGTTGAACTCTTGTGGCAGCAGTCCAGCAGATAGCGCCAGCGAGTCGCCTTTGAGGCCGCGCTTTGCAGCAGCGTATATGCGCTCTAACCGCGCCTCGGTGGCTTGTACGCGCCGGGGTTCGTAAGGAAGACTTTGAAAGCTCATGTGGCTTTTTCGTACGCTGAAGTTGCTTCTTCTAGCGTCTTAAAGACGCCCACATACGTTTGTTTTCCGTTGATTCTTAATTGAACACGCCAGCGGCTGCAAAGTTTGTCCCATGACACCCCCCTAATTCCGCTAGAACTACTTACCCGAGGCCCTACGTTTAGCGCGTTTTCGCTTCGCGTTGCGTCTCTCAAATTTACTATCCGGTTGTCTTGCCGGTTGCGATTTATATGATCAATTTCTCTGGCAGGCCAATTTCCATATGTGTACAGCCAAGCAAGTCTGTGCGCTTGAAAACGCTGCCCATTAAAGCCTATTGTTACATACCCATCTTTTCGCAAGCGCCCTGCTTGCGAGCCAACTTTTACCCGGTTGCTTGTAGGCCGCTTCCAGGTAAACACGCCGGTTTCTGGGTCGTAATGCAAGTGTGTTTTGAGATGTTCCATTTGCATATCATACATCAAAAGGAAACATGGCTGCAACTATACCAAAAAAATAAAAATTGTCTGCGTGCGCTCCGTAGCCGCTGGCCCTTTGCGTCGGCCCTACCCCTCCCCCTCGCCGCTGTGGGTCATGTGGGTAGCACCCACGGCAGTCGGCAGGCGGCGCGCAGCAAGCTGCCAGGCGGCATGACGTAACAAGACGCTACACGCAAGGTTGTGGGCACTTTGGGTAGCACCCACGCAAGTCGGTATTTGGTTCTGGCTGTCTGGCGTGAGCGCGGCCGGATTTGTGGGTGCTTTGTGTGGGTGCCACTCTGAAGGGGGTGAATGCCGGAAACCCTATATCTGACAACGATTTAGAGTGTGGGTCATGTGGGTAGCAGTTTTTCAAGTCGGTGGATCCCGCCAGCGCTCCACATGACGCTCCGTTCCACTATATGAAATATAACTTTCTATTTCAGAAAATACAAACTGCTACCCAAACTACCCACACGGGGCGTAGACAGCCAATTCGCCCCACCCAAACCTCGCCCACCGCGACACCCACCGACACCCATCATCTTCGGGTTTGTCCTAAATTGCATTTTGTAAAGCATTGCTTTATGCTTGAGTCTCTCCGCAACCAAAACCCACAAAATCATGAACACCTACATTCTCTTCGGTCGCCACGGCGACTTCATCGCCACCGCGCCGACCCTGGTTCGCGCAGTGCAGGCTGCAATCCTCGCCCGTGGCGGCGTTGCGCGCGACTGGACGGCGCACGACCTTTCCACCTATCCGGCGCACCTCCGCGCTCGACTGCTGCGTGAGGTGGCGGCATGAGCGGCTTCGAGCTGGCTCCGTTTCTCGTTCCGGTGGCGCTCGTCGCCGTCGGTCTAATCGTTCTCATCCTGAAAGGCAAAAAATGAAAGCCACCGGTCTTTTTTACTTCGCCAACGAACCTCAGTTTGCGGGCGCCGAATCCCGCGCATGGATTGCGCACTATTTGCGCTCATGCCGCAATTCGCGCGGCAACACGGGTTGCAAACGCTATGACGTCCGCCGCGACGGGTTCGGACGCTATAGCGTCCAGTTGCGCTATCAAGGTTCTCCTGTCGCAATCATCATTACACATTGAAAGGACCCCACCATGTACCAAACCCTAAACTTCGGCGGTTTCTGCGACGCCTTTCGCGCTCAGGGCCGTGAGGATCAGTTCAGCTATGAAGCCAAGCGCATGCTTTTCGACCACCTCGAAGAAGTCGACCCCGACCATGAGCTAGATGTGATCGCGCTCTGTTGCGCCTATGCAGAGGACGAAGAAGACGACGTGCGCCGCAACTATTCCATCGATGGCGACGTCCTCGACTGGCTGCAAGAAAACACCATCGTGCTCGGCGTCACGCACGCCGGGGCGGTCGTTTACTGTTCGGAGTTCTGACCATGAACCTATACCTCGAAGGGTACGCCGACGCGATAAGTGGTTACGGGTACGACATGAACCACGCCACCAGCCGCGAATACAACAGAGGTTGGGATGACGCCGTGAGGGCCGCAACATGAACAAAGCACTAAACGAAACGCAAATCGAGCGAAAAGTTCAATCTGTTATCGACCGGCTCGACCGACATTTTCTCGGCAACCAAATCAGCCAAGAACAATACGACCGCGACATGGAAAGTCTAGACCGGTGGGCATTTCAGGAACTGCAAGCATGGAAAGCGCAGAACGAACCCGCGCCTTACCGCGGAAAGGAGACAACATGATCAAAACACGCTACACCGAACAAACTGGCGTGCTAATCGGCGTCACCAACGCCTACAACGTCACGCTCAAGAAAAACGTGCACGCATGGGGGCATTTCGACTGCAACGAAGCGATGCCCGTGCACGTTGGGCCATGGTACAAAACGAAAGAGGAAGCTCTTTCGGATCACGAGCGCTACATCAAAGCCGCATGGCTGCCATTGGAGACAAGCAAATGATTACCTTGAACATCGACGG